GCCTTTAAGAAAGATAACAGAACTAATGTTTGAGAATCATATTGAAAACTCATCTGACTATAGTCTGTTCTACCATCATCTCTGTATGTTGATGTCCATTTCTTATTAGTAACAGGGTCTTTCAATATAATACTTCTATCTCTATGGTTAATACTTGTAGTTTTATATCCCTCATCTACTTTATCACCATTTTCAGTACTGGTATAAGTTTTATCCCACTTATATTTGTCTCTAATAGAATTACTATAACCATCAGTTAAGAATACTGTGTGAACTTTTTGTAATCCATTGTCTTTTTTGAACTTAGGTATTAAATCCATTGCAACAACTATTGAATGATTTAATGGTGTACTATGTAAACTAAAATTACTAGGTACATATATTGGATATCCAAATGTGTCCCTATCTTTACTTTCATATAGACCATATCTATTATCCCAATAATTACTAATTGCCCAGAAGTTTACTAAACCTTCTTCAAATTCACTTTTACTTGCCCTACTTGACAACATATTTATTAAAGTAACTTCATTTACTATCATATCATTTTGATTTCTTTTTTGTATTTTAATATTCTTATTAGTATCATCCCTTCTACTATATCCATTTGTAAATCCATAAACTTCAAAAGGAATATTTACTCTCTGACAAAACCAAACTAAATTCAATGTCTGTTTAAGTGTATTGTGAAAATTCTCTGCCATAGAACCTGACCAATCAACAAACATAACCAATCCATGATTTGTCGCACCTGGTTCATTATTCATCTTTAAGAATATATCTTCATTGTAAGAATAACTGTGTAACTTATCCATATTCAAATTACCAGTTTTTGATATTGTTGACCTCTTATATAAGTCGGCCGCCTTCTTCATTTCAAATTCTTTAACCATATATGATATAGTTTGTGCCTGGTCTTTTTGGTATCTCTTAATATCTTTTTTAACCCAATCCATATATGCTTGATTGTCTTTATCACCACTACAAGATTGATTATAATGTGTAGTTAATTCTTTATTGATTTCTGTATAATCAACAATTACATCTTTCAAACTAATTTTAGGAATATTAAGATGTTCAATCATAGTAGCATTTTCATCAACGGCCTCAAATTGTTTTTTCTTATAATTGTCATCAGTTATTGCCTGAATACCATTTATTTTTGAATCATCATTATCACCGATACCTTTACCCAAACCTAATTCTTCTTCTTCTTTATCTTTACCAGCATCTTCAGCATCACCACTACCAGAAGTCTTAGTTTCTTCATCATCTTCTGATTCTTCTTGATTATTAGAATCAAGGGATGAACTAGGATTCTGTTCATCTTCTGGTTTTTCAGTATCACCATCTTTTGACATTTGAATATCTAATTCGAACAATGGGTCAGATTCTTGATTCTTATCTTGACTTTTCATCCATTTTTGTAAATCATATGCCAATTGAATGACATCATCTGGTGTCTTAGTTTGATTTGCTTTTTTAACCCATGGTAATTCATCTTTATCAAATGATACATCAGGTACATTTTTATAATGCATGTTAATTCTATCAATCAGATTAAGTAGATTTAAGTCTTTGCCATTCACACCAAAGAAATCTTTCTCTATTAATTCTGTATATGCTTTCTTAAAGATTTTTTTAGAACCAAGATATTTGTCTTGAATCATTTTTTCAATTCTAACATCTTCTAAAACATTTAAGAAAGAATGTTTAATTTCTTTTTCTTCACCTTTCTTTATCATATCTTCAGGTGTATATAAAGCATGACCCACTTCATGAAGTGACATCATATCCGCAACATCTTCTGATTTATCTTTCCAAATAGGTAAAGTAACTTCTCTAGTTTTTACATTAAAACTAGCAGTTTGAACTTTTTGATAATTTACAGTTAAATCTTCTTCGGCCAATAATTTGACCAAAGTGGACTTATCTTTAATAGTCTCTAATTCAACTTTTTTTGTTTTTCTCATTTTCTATCTTTATTAAAATTGGTGCCAATATTAGAGCACCAGGAACAATCATGAAAAACATGATTTTCAGAATTGTCATTATTTGTTTATTTCTCATCATATAGCTATTATGACAGGTCTGACATCTTCTGTCAAGTCTCTAAGTTATTGATTTATAAAGAATTTATAAAATAATTTGGTGGGGGATTGTACAAAAAGTGAACAAAATCAATGATTTACAGACTAAATGAGATTGATTCTCATTTGGACTTTCTTAATTCTTTGAGTTTCTTATTCAATTTTTTGATGGCTCTCTCTAATTTTAAAGGACTTGCAAGTCTTGTAAAGTCGGTACCTTCCATATGGTCGTATTCATGTTGGAATACTCTAGATGGTAAACCTTCCATTTCTCTTTCATATTTCTTTTCTTTTTCATCTTCAAATTCAACTTTGATTGCAATAGGTCTTTTTATCTTCAACCATATACCTGGGTATGATAGACATCCCTCATCCATAAGAATATCTTCTTTTGATGCCCCTATTATTTTAGGATTAAAACAAGTGAGTATTTTTCTAGTATTGATATCTTCATACATGATAAAAACTCGTTCCATGATACCAATCTGATTTGCAGATAAACCAATACCTTGATAATGCTCCATAGAATCTATCAATTCTTGTCTGACTTTTTCTCTATCACATTTCTCACTCACACCTTCTATACGAACTCGTAATGCTGGATTGTTAGGTTCTACTAATTTTGAAACTTCACTCATCTTCTTTATCTTTAAAATATTTGTTTTCCATATAATCTTTTTTCAGTGCTTCTAAATCTTCTGATTTCATTGGTTGTTTATCATGCCAATCAGAAGAACCACATTCTTTTAATTGTTGTTCTATAACTGCTAACTCTCTTTCTAACATAAGTATTTTTAACTCAATTTTTTCTTTTTCGTTAATATACTTTTGTTTTCTTTTTTTGAGTTTAATCTTGTCTTCTATTTTTGTAATATCACTCATACTACTTGTATCCTACTAAAGTTTTTATTCTTTTCAAATTTAAGTGTATTCTTAAACTTGTCTACTAATACATCTTGTTTATGACTTATCACAAACACATTCTCCCCTTCTAATGTATTTAATATTTTTAAGAACTCATCTGTTCCTGCACTATCTAATGAACTATCAAATATTTCATCTAGTATTAATAGATTGGTATTGGTACTATTCTTCATCTTGGCTATTGCCCTCCATGTAAATAATAATGCCAAGTCTATTCTCATCTTTTCACCTTCACTAAATGATTCATAATTAAAGTTATCACGAAATCTTGATTTTATTGTTTCTTCAAAATTTTCATTTAAAGTAAAGTTTACATAAAATTCCATTGACGCTAAATACTTATTAATCAACTGATTCATTATAGGTAAATATTGTTTAATAATTTTAGTCTTAATACCTGTATCTTGTAACATTGCTCTTGACGCTTCTTTATAAACTTTTTCTTCTTTTAAATCTTTTCTTTGTCTTTCTATACTGTTAAATTCTTCTTGTAGTGTTTTCATTTTTTCTTCATCTGAATTACTAATCGCACTTTGTTCTAATTCTTTAATCTCACCATCTAATTTAATATTGTATTTTTCTAATTCTCGTATAGATTCATTAAATCTTGCAATATCTATTGAGTTAGTTTGTATATTATCTGTAATCTTCTTTATTTCATCTAATCTTAATTCAGTTTTATCTAATTCAAGTCTCATTTTCGCTAGACCTTCAACGATATGATTTCTTTCATCTTCTTTTGTAGATATCATTTTCTCTTTAAAGTCTTTATCAATGTGTTGTTCACAAGCAGGACAATCTTCATTCTCATTTAAGAATGCAATCATCTTATCTTTTTCTTTTTGTTTTTCTGTAAGTGTAGAACGAAGGTCTTTTAATTTAACATCTTTAGATTCAATTTTGATTTGGTCACCTATTGATTCATATAATCCTTTATTAATTTTCTCTAATTTTACCTTTTCATTTTTTTTCTTATCTAATTCTACTGTGTTATTATCATAGGTAGTTTGTTTTTCTTTTACAATTACATCTTTATTCTTTTTAATATCTTCAATATAGTTTTCCTGCATACTTATCTTTTCACCAGATAATTTATAGTTATATTCTACTTCTTGTAATTCTGTGACTAAATCTTTTAATCTCTGTTTTAATAACATATTCATCATTGAGAATATCTTAATGTCTAATAAATCTTCAACTACTTCCCTTCTAAATCTTGCCCTTAATTGCATGAACGGTACGAAGGTTGAACTACCTAAAATAACCACTTGTGTAAATGAACGATAATTTAATTTAAGTATTTGTTGTTCTAGAATCTTTTGATAATCTCGATTATGGGCTTCTTGATTTAACATGATATCATTCTGCCATATCTCAAATACATTTGGTTTGATACCACGAACTATCTTATATTTTCTACTCGCGATACTAAATTCAACTTCAACCACAGTTTCCATTGCATTTACTGTATTAACTAATTGAGATTTGCTGATAATACGAAATGGTTTTCCAAATAGACCAAAACATAGCGCATCAAGAACGGTTGATTTACCAGAACCATTTTCACCTATGATAAGTGTGGTATCATTACGATTCAATTCTATTTCAGTAAATTGGTTACCAGTTGAAAGCAGGTTGCGCCAACGAATCTTTTCAAAATTTATCATTATAAGTCTAAGTCTTGTGCCTCGGTATATAGAGACTTCATTTGTGTTTTCAATCTATCTTTGTCTAAGTCAATACTTAAATCATCAATATATCTGTTCAATATTGTTACCGTATCTTCTGTATTTTGTGCTATATCATCTGATACTGTATTTGCATCAAGGTCTGAAAAATCTTCGACAATTTTTATATCAAATGCATCTGCAGCATATAACTTATCTAAGAATTGGTCAAATTGATATAAATCTTTTTTGTTTACTACAATTAATTTAACATATTTATCTCTATATTTTGATGTATCGTGTTCATGATAATTTTCTTTGGTATCATCATAGTATATCTTCTCATGTATAGTATATGGATTTAATATTCTTTCTAGTGTTTTAGTTTCAGTATCGTATATATGAAATCCTTTTTGGTCATCCCAATCATTCCAATAAATCTCATACGGTGTACCTAAATAAAAAATTTGACCATCATCAGACTTATGATGAAAATGCCCACTCATAACT